TAGGTTGGAATCTAGTGGAGTAATTCTTAATGGCTCGGAGACTGCTCCGCACCTTATTTATAACCATTCTGACCTCGCCCCGTTTCCTTGGGGGTCGCTCTAAAGCATTAGTTACGGAGTTATAGGTGGCGTAGTGTTCTCCCTCAATAAAAGAATAATTCAAATACCATTCAAAATGCCGTTTTTCTAAAGCTCCTTTAGAATCGGTGGCCAACTTATCGCAGTGAGATATTTTCTCACCGTCCGCCATATCTTTAAACAATTTTATATCGTTAGTTTCTTTACTCATAGTCTATCTTTCGCTGTCCTTAACTTATCAAACGGAACATCTTCAATCGCCATATTCTCCACAACTTCTTCAACTTCTTCTTCTTCCTCTTCCTGAATACCTTTAGCGTCAGCATATTCTGTGGCACTTTTACTTATCAATTTTAAATGAAGATCGGATAATAGTACAGTAGTGGTATATTCTTTGTAGAATATGTACGCAAGCAGAAGCAATATAATTAACCCTAAAATATATTCAACCATAGTATTTAAAAATACTCCCCCATAATTTCATCGTACAGGTCGGTTTCTTTAACAAACAATTTATTCTCAAAATAGCTGTCTTTTTCTTCCTTCTTTGTTTCCTCCTCGTCAGGTATGTTTCCTATTTCAGCAATATCCGTCAGCGGGTCAATAATGTCGTCGTGGTCGCATTTAGGAAATTGCAATAACTCTTCTTCCAAATCGTACATATCCCTCTTAATAAATATCTTACCATTCTCAAATCTTGGTTGCAACACACTCCGTATCCTGATTTCTTTCTTGTAATTTACCCGATACTTAATCTCCGTCATTGGCAAATAGATTTTTCTGACGTCCTCTTCCCGCTGTATCGGGTCCAAGATTCCCTGTCCCTGTCCAATAACCTCAATGCTCATTCCCAGGGGTTTCCACCTTGCATAAACCGAAAACAGCTCCTCAATAAGTTCCGCCACCGTCCACTGCCCCCTTCTAACTTCCAAAACAAACCAATTATCCTCCGTGTCAATCCCAACAGTAACAATGGTGCTACTATCTCTGTGAGCTTCTTGAGACAGCGCGGGGTCGCAAACACTAAATATGGATAAGTTTCTAGGTAGCATAACATCTTCCTTTTCATTCCCTTCCCCATAGTATTTAATCTGGCTATGTTTTATCAAGGCGCTTTCATCGTCCACAGGATTATTTAAATAAAACGCGCTGAAGGTATAACTGCCTTGAAGACTTTTTAACTCTTTCAATTTAGCGTCATCCAGCATTTCGGGGAAGTAGAGACTGCCGTCTTTATTGTAGGCACTTTTAATATAAATATCTGTCTGGTCAGAGAGGTGGTCTAACATATAGGAATAAAGTTCATAATAGCTCCAGCGAGTTCCAATAACCAACATTTCCCCGTCATAATCCAAAAGAGAAAATGCTTTTTTCCACCAATCAATAACCTTATTCGCCTGATACCTGGTGGAAGAATTCTCAAGATTAACCAAATCATCCGCAATAATGAGAGAGTAGTGTTGGGACACCAAGTTCCCCCCAACCCCTGCCGCTGTAACCGTAGCCTCCCTAGACCCCAATCCCCGCCCCATAACCTCAATCTCCGTCTCGTTCCACTTCATATTCTTATCGTACATCTGCCCATACAATTCCAGATAAGTCTGATTATTCATTAAATGGTTTTTAATTTCCCCAAGAAACCTTTGTGAATTTTCAAGAGTGGCATTAGCAATAAGTATCCTAGAGTCTCTGTTATTCGCAATTGCTTGGAGAGACCTGCCCACAGTAAAGAAGGTACTTTTAAAACATCCTCGCGGAACAAGAATAAGTTTAATTCTCCTCGCCCCCGCTCTGTACCACTCAGACCATTCCCCATGAACATGGGGGACGAGATACTGTCTCCGTTCCTGTTTCTCCTCAACAACAAACCTATTAAAAAAGTACAAATCCCTCTGCCCCCGAAGTTTCTTCTTCAGCAAAAGGGTCTGTAGAAGTTCCATTTTCTGTTCCCGCGTCATTGACTTTAGCGTGTCGTCATTGTTCATTCTTCTTTCCCAATTCCTCCAACTTCATTGCTTCTCTTAAAACCTTTAATATAGCTTCCCGATTCATTCCAAACTTTAATACTCCTTTAACTTTAGCTAATTTACGCAGTTGGTCGTAAGTTAAATCATCTATTTCTTTCCCACGGCTTAATTTAGCCCCCTCGCCCCACTCGCCCATTTTTATCTCCTTCTTCAGTTCCTCTTGGTCAACTGCGGCGTATCCTACAGCAATACCTTCTCCAGGAATAACCTCAATAAGCCCCGTATTAACTTCCTTTAAACCGTGATGGGCAGAGAATCCTTCCAACATTTTCTCCTCGCCAGGTTTAAAAATATATGTCTGATGTCCACACATAAATTCAATTGTTTTACCTGTTGGGTTTTTTAATACTTTTGCTCTGTAAATCATTATTAACACCTCCTTTTTTAATTATTGTATATTTAATCCCTTCCCATCCCCTGCAAAATTTTCAGGCGTTCCATAAGCAACTTATTCTTTTGCTTACACTTATAAGCAATATCAACTAACTGTTGTTTAGTAACCATTTTATAAGGTAATTCAAACCCAGCACGCTTACGCCAATAATGCACAGCATTGGACGTAACACCTAACAAATTCCCTATTCTACAGCACGACCATCCCCTCTCAGACAACCATACTATTTTTTTAACATCGTCAACCGACAATTTAAGCATACTCTTTTTCCTTATCTACTTTTGTGTTTAATCACTTCCCATCTCTCTATCTCTTTTCTGATAAGCCCCGCATTACAAGGCATACTATCTTCAATAAAGTACTTATACTGTTCTATTAATAATTCAATTATTGTATTTATTTGTTCAATAGTCATATTTTATTTAACGCCTCCTTTAACAATCTCAATGTTCTGCAGAGGTTTCTTGGCCACGGATAATCTAGGTATCCCACTCTCTGCCGCCATAATTACTAATTTAGCCATTTGGAGCATATCCACAGTCTTGTAGTGGCTACACACATATTCCCAGTGCGCCCAAACCTCAAATCCCGCCTCTCTGCACTTTAAACAAAACGCCATATCGTCATTCGTAATAAGTATACCATCCTCATCAAAAATATCCTCAAACGGTCTCTTAATCTTCTCCAATACATTCCTTCTAATCATCATACAACCTGCAGCCAAAGCGTCAACTTTCCTCAACCCCACCCGTTCCTCCGGAGTATATTGTAGAAATCCAAACTCTTTAGGATACTCTGGCTTTAGTTTATAGCAATGAAAATGTATTCCATTGTCATCCCTGCCCGCGTACACCCCGCCAACAACATCTTTATCCTCCCTCAACAGTTCCAGTACATTCCTTAAAGGAGGATTATCGTCATCTAACATAACTAAATAATCCCAATCCCCAGCAAGAAACTTCTTGGCTATTTGATTACGATTATTACTTATGGGCCTAGCTACAGGGAAATAGAGAGCAAAATCAAACTCTCCCTTTAAATCAATCATCCAATTAAGTAACTGTGATTCAAACCCTGTTCGCACAGTTCCTTCATTTAAGATGTTTACCATTACCTTTTTGCGAGTATCTGAAGTATTTAAAATATCTGAATTGTGGTTGCCTGATTCCTTTCGGTTAATCATATCTGTATTATACCACTAAATCTAAATTAAAACCTCCCCAAAATCCTTTATCCTCTTCTCCGCCATTTTTACATATTCGGGATTTAACTCAATCCCCACATAATGCCTGTTTAACTTCTTCGCCACCAACGCAGTCGTCCCAGAACCCATAAACGGGTCAAGGACAATCCCCCCATCAAAGCCAGCATTACAACCGCAGTCGGTAAAACCGATTTCTTTATAAATTCCCACCTCATTTTGTTTGAGGGGGCACGACACATTGCCCGAATAAAATTTCCCTTCTTGTATCATTTTCTCTTTATTACGATTTGTGTGGCCTGTTGTATTCCCCCCCACCAATTCCCTCACTTTTTCCCTCGCCTTCCCGCATTCCCTACAAACAAACTCTGGACATCCTGCCTTTATCATAGGCTCAATCAACTTCTCTGGAAATGTAGCAAAGTGCGCTTCTTTGAATGGTTTGGTTGTTATAGTCCAGACACAGCGTTTATTGCGACCCCTTACCTTATCAAGTTTGTCTGGGAGTTTATTAAGTCTTGCATACCTCTGGTTCTTCGTTCCAAAACTCATACCACTACCCGTTCCGGGAGATGTCTCAACTCGTTGTATTGTCCCCACACTATATGGCTCGTACTGCATTTCAAACCAATACTTCCTGCTCTTAACAAAGAAGAACACCTTTTCAAAGTCAACTGTGAACCTATCCTTAACACTTGAGGGCAT